GCTTTAGAGCTTTAACCTGGTCTATTGTCCAGCCTGTACGGAGAGCCATTTTTATTATTAAGCGGTAATGGCTTCCGTTTGGGTAGGGTCCACAGTTTCACTCACTAGGTCTACTTTGCACCTGGTCGAGCGTGCCCACGTTTTTACCTGGTTAAGGTTTAGCGGTTCTTTGCCTTCAACATAGTAGTAAGCGATTGTTAGCCGTAAACCTTGCTCGCTTGGGGCTTTAGTCCCTTGCAGCTCTTCGTACATCATAAAGTCCACGGGTAAAGTTTCGACCTCGATCGGTTCTTTACCTTGGACTTCAATTTTTAGTTTTGGATACATGGTTTCCCCCTAGACCTTAAGAGAACGCTACTGTGCCGGTAAATGTGACCGAGCAAGTTGCGATTCCGTCTGCTGCCATAGTCATTTCGGCAGATTCGATGGACATGCCGTTACCAGCCCAATGACCGGCGGCGCTTCGGACGTCTACGGCTACGGTTTGTGCGCCTGCGATTGCCGTCTGTAGTGCGTCGTACAGTCCGCTATTTTCGTCGTAAAGGAACTCTATAGCGATCGTGCTGTTAAGGTCCGTCTGGTCGAACGCGACACTAGAAAGGGTCTTTGTGCGGACGATTGTAGGCGTGGTGCTAATTGTGCCTGATGTTACTTGATCCTCATAACCAATGGAGGCGACGTCTACGGTAAACGCGGCTCCGGCTACTGATACTGCGGTCATTTTATCCTTCTTTCATTTGCATAGATACGTTAATTTCGGTAGACATGACTGTTCCCTGGGCTCCAATGCTAAGAAGCTGCGGGGCGTTTATTAGTTCCACTAAGACAGTATTTGGTAGCTCTACGAGTAGGGCGTCAATTGCGTCTTCTGTGGCTTTTGTGGCTGATTCGTTTACCCTGGCGTTAATGTTAATGAGGATACGCCACCGGATCTCGTAATTTAGATTCGACCCTAAACGATTGGGCCTGATCCAAGGTGAGTCCGGTACGCACACCACCGAGGGGGTTATTGGTGTCGCGGGTACTGTGTCATAAATCTTGTACCCGTGTCCCGTAAGAGCTGCGACGATTGCCTCCCGGCTTTCGGTTGCCAAACTCACCCTACTACCCCTTTCATATCAAGGTACGGGGCTATAACGCCCATTACTCGACGAGTGAGCCATACCGATAAACGGTAAGGCCCAGGGGTAAAGTCCATTGAGACCGCTTCGCCCCCAGCACTTGACCGGGCTTGAAACATCTCCACGGCTACCGACATAGCGGCCTCTTTACAGGGTGCGGGTTCCGCGGTAAGTGCTGCGGTAGTGATGAGGTAGCCGATTAGCAGTGAGGCGGCGTCGGCAACTTGATCGAGGACGGCTTCTGCATCTCCGTCGTACTCGATCTGTAAGTTATCGGCCAGTTCTTCGCCTGTGACAAGTGCCATGCTAATCGGCTACCTTCCTATTGAGGTCGGTTTAGTTTTCAGCCAAACGGACAACACCTGCGGGCAAGTAGACCGCGGTTGCGCCGTAACCATAAATAGCAACATCTCGACCCAGCTTGGACACGTTTTCGGCTGTTGCCAAACGTGGGCCGTCCTCGACCCAGCGTGCAGCTTCACCGTTCAGGACGATTCCGTGGCGGTCTGCGTCTGTGTCAAGCCACTTAGCACGCACGACCCGAAGACCGGATACGTTTACATCTAGAGTGCTTGCGGTTGCAACACCGGACACATTTTGGACGCTGTATGGCGCTGGGAAGAAGGTCGTAAACCCTCCGATTTTGCTAAACAATGCGCTAGACACAAGTACGACCGTGGCGGGTGATCCGGTAGCATCTTCGACCTCCATAGAGGCAGTAAATACACGTTCCCTAAATACTGCGCCGGTTGTGTCTGCCGAGAGGTCGTAAATGTTTGTATTGTTAGATCCGGTCCAAAGATCGTTAGTAAACTTTCGATCCGTAACGGTTGAGTATGACGCTGCCATGATCCGGTTATGTGCGTCGAGGTATGACGGGCTAGAGCGCTGGAGCAGCTGGTAGGAAATATCCGAACCAGCGGCGTAGGTCGCTAAAGTTGCGTCGCCTTTTTCTAGGTTAATTTCGACCGAGTTTACTTCGTCTTTTTCGTTAGCTTGTGCTTCCACGATTGCGGTCAGGTCACCGTCGAAGTAAGGCCAGTTAATTTCCATGCCAGAAGTACCGGCGGACTCTGGGCCACCAACTGAGGTGATAGCAGGACGCCCGAGATCAATTATTCCGCGCACCTGTAATAGCCAAATAGGCGGATTTACCCCTGGGCTGTTAGCCAGGGTCTGGTCTGCAAGTGCCCTAGTGTCTACATCTCCAGCTAGTACAGCTTGTGAGTATTCACCAAATGAGCGAAACTGCGCTAGCGGGTGTACAGGCTCGGCGGTAAATGCTCGGGCCTCGATATCTATGATGCTTTCCCGTAGTTGTGCTACGGCTTCTCTTGCTTCTGTATCGACCGAGACCTGCTCGGTCGAGTCCATGGTCTCGGACATTGTTTCTCCTTCTTCTTCTTCTTCTCGAATACTGCTTACTCCAGCGGTGGCGTAGGCAGGGTAGGGGGTGAGGCTTACCTCTAAGAGGTTGGCCGCTGTGTGTTGGATTGCGTCACGGGCTTTACTCATAACGCTTTTTAGTGGATTGAAACCGACGGATAAACCTTTAATCGTGTTAGTCCTGGCTAGTACTGCGGCGTCGCGTCCTAGCGTGGTGTCCACAATATCAAAGTCGATATATAGGCCGTCTTCGCGGTTTTCTGCTCCCGTGATGATTCCGACGGGCTCGCCGTGACGGTAAGCGAGTGGCTTGCCAATGACGTTATCAAGGTCAAATGAACCAGGGGCGAATGACTCGCGGACTCCGCCTATCATGGTCTCGGTATTGTACGGGACTGCCATACCGTGTCCGCTTCCAACAATGTCGCCCGCGCTGTCTTCGCGCTCTTGGAATACTACGGTCGATTCTGTGTTTAATTGCTTCATTTAGATCACTCCTGGAGTCATGCTAAACACTCCCAAAGTTGGCAGGTCTAACAACATTTTTGCTTCGTCCTCGGTAAGGACTCCGAGGGGTAGTAGTTTGGTAATAAGATCCGCGGTTTCGGTTGGATTAGCGCGTAGAAATGCGGTTGTATCAAACTTAATCGTACGGCCGCGAGGCGTAACGTCTGGCATAGATAAGCGCTGCTCGAATAAATGCATAATCGGGCGTAGGGCCGTATCGAGCAGATTGCGGTAAAGGTCTACTCGGTTTGAGTAAACGAGGCTAGAGCCTGGTACACCGGCCCCGACCCATACGGGGTCGAGGTTAGCCAAACGAGCAATAGCAATTGCGGCTAGGTTCTTGGCCTCTACGAGCTGCACATCTCTAGCGCTGAAACCCATAACCTGCGCGTCAATCGTGTTGTTGAGGTATGCCGTGCCACGGTTGGCCCTGGCTTCTTCCCAAGCTGCTAGCAGCGCGTCCACCTGTTCGGCGGGTAGATCTGGGCCCGAGTTTTTAAGAGCTACAGTCGGGATAGGTGTTTCGGAGTACATAAGGGTAGCGGCTTCTAGAGCTGCGGCCGTGTTAATTGCTGTAGCTCCGTTTGCTAGCCAGCCACCTTCGCCCGAGCCGTAAAACTTGATAACGTCGCGGGTCGGTACTTGCCTGGCTAAATAATAAAATGGGTCTGCGGGTGGCTGGTAGTTTTCTTGTATGCCAACAAATACCGCCGGGGTGTCGATCACATCTTCGACTCGCATAACCTCGATACTCGACGGAAACCCGTCAAATGTGCGCTCGGTTACAAGCCAGTACGCCCGGTCATACATGAGCAAGTCGGATAGTGTGCGCTGGATTACTGAGGCATACGGGTAGATCTTGGAAGGCATTTGTAGGAATGGCCGGATAACTACGGGCTCGTCGTAACGGTACTCGCGTAGTGCAAATGCGCTAATTGTGTGCGTGTAAGTTTTGAGGGCGTCCACAAATGCAGGTATCTGCATAGCAGTAACGCGGTTAGTCCTGGTCGCTAGCTGATTGGTCAGTAGTGCGTAGAGCCCGCCGGATTCACGAACATGCGCGGTCGCAGGACTCTCGGCCATAGTCCGGGAAATAGACTCTTGGCCGCGCACAATCGCGAGGGCTCGGGGGAACACCATGCCGCAATACTAGGCGCATACCATGACTTAGCCGTGTTGATCTGTATTTGCACGGTTTAAGCGTGTCGGCGTGTCGCTATCCTGTTCGGCGTCGGTACTTGCTGGTATAGATTGTAGCTACACTACGCGGGGCTTTAGCTGCCTGGCTAACTGCGAACATAACCGCCCGCGCTCCGTAAATGCCGCTTTTACCCATTGGACAAGTAAGGACCCAGCCGCCTTGCCTCATTGATATTCGAGAATTGGCGAAGTGTTCTTGTAACACTTGAGAGCCGTCATGCCTTAGCATCTGGCGGCTAAATAAGTCTTGTAGTACCTGGGTGGCGCTGACGGCTTCGCGCTGACCAACTAGGGCGTCAAACTTTTGCCGCAACCGATCGACGTAACCAGGGGTAACCTGCACATAGATTGAGGGGTGTTCGGCCCGTATCTTTTCAAGCTGCTTATCGACCTCGGCAATAGTTCGGTGTGTCGTAACCCTTATCACTATGTGCCCGTCTTTATTGGGGGCGGCTATGGCTACGGCGTGGCCCATACCGTCAAAGTCGGTTTCGACCGCTACACTCCAAACGGCACTCTCGTCTAGTAATGCCTCCGGGTCGAGAGTGCCATTCCACCATTTATCTAGTAGCCAATGGTCGGAGCGTATTACCCATTGGTTGCAATACTGGCGTCGAAATGCGCTTTCCTCGATCCGGGCCCATTGTTCGGTCAGAAACTGCTCGCGCTTGTCGCTCCACTCGGGCGAGCCCCACTTCCACGTCGATACCAGAGACGGGTCTGCTTCGGCGGGTGCTGACCACTCCAGCAATAAAACGCTACTGGGTTCTTCGTCGTCGAGGCGGTCGAGTGCCCGCTGTCGGTACGATTGCATAAGATCCGATTGCGAGTCACCAGCTGTAGATACCAGGTAAATTTGTGGCTGCTCGCGCATCACCATAGTCGGGGCGATAGCGTCGCTGATAACACTCTGGGGGATTTTCCATGCCTCATCACAAAACACCATAGAGCAGGAATAGCCAACACCCGCTGAGTCGTTAGCTGCGTGGATTAGCCAGCGGTCGCCCGTGTCGGGTAATTCTATTCCCGCAGATTCGTTGCCCCATTTGACAGCCTTCTTGCCGTAAACCTCCGTAGCCCAGAGCCCGGCCGGACGCATAACTTCGAGAGCTGTGCTGCGACGATTCGCTACATGCAAAATAGTTTGGGTTTCACCAAATAGGTTTGCATGGTGCAGACGCCATAAACACAGTCCCCGGCTTAACCAGCTCTTACCGGACTGCCTACCAACTGTAATTACTACGGCTGACCACACTAGACGCCCATTAGTGTCATATTCGAGCGCTCGATCAAGTGCATAACGTTGCCAGGCAAATAATTCCATGCCGTACACCGATTTAAGCCACTCGGCGGCCTGCGGCCCGTGAGTACCCCCG